GTGAGGGGAGTCACTGATAGAACGGTTGCCGTAAGGCCCGTTAACATATCACCGGTAATTTGTTGTGGAGGCACCCCCGAAAGTGGAGAGAGCTACGAACAAACCATAAGTTACAGACAATGAAAACACCTAATAATAAAATTCTTAATGCCCGAGTTCGGCAACTCAAAGAACTTAGAGGTACTTTTCAGTACCTCGTATTAACAACAAAGAATATATTAGACTTCATTGTGTCTTTAAATTACTTAAAATCGGGAAACATCATACTTTTCTATAAAGCATGGTCACGTTTCTTTGACAGGTTCTTATTCCGTTTAGGAACAAGAGGTGCCAAAGATACAGTGAAACACTTCAAAGAAATATACAATATCTGCGTAAGGATTGCATTAAAGCAACCCTTTGAGCCTATGAATTTTACTAAGGCGGTTAAAAAGTCCGGTGTACCTATAATAATCATGGATTTCCTTCCTCTTTTGGAGGGGTCTAAATGGGAAAAGCGCATCGCCCTTACGGGCTTGAGACTTTACACACTGATTACCCTCCCAGTAGAAAAGAATTTCAGTTCTATTACTGATAGCACCTCCAATGGGCCAGATAGGGTTAATACCCTTTCTGAATTCATTGGTTTCATCAACCAATTCCCTCTTTCTAGAATAGAATATCAAGATAATGTAGAAAATACAGTTCAAGCCTCTGTACACTCGGGACCTAACGGTCCTGCAGTTATGACAGCCCATTTAGATGCTCTAGCTTTAAAACTAGAAGGTCTAGATGGAAAAGTCCTTGAATTCTTAGAGTATGTAAAGGCACCTTGGGTAACAACCTTTAAGGCCTGTCTCGAACACACTAAACCGGAAGATTCGACATCCGAACTCCAAAGTGCGAGAATTTCGCTAATACCGGAAGCTGGTGGGAAAACACGTGTCATTGCCATCCTAGATTATTGGACTCAATCATTATTGAGACCAATACATATGGGATTAATGATAATTCTTCGTGAGTTAGTAATGGATGGAACATTTGATCAGGATAAAGCCTTTAAAAGGGCCTTAAACTTTTCAAAAGACCACCCCACTTTCTCATATGATTTATCACAGGCAACTGACCGTTTTCCCATTGAGCCTCAAGTACAGGTAATTCAACACCTATTTGGAGATAAGATCTCAAATTTCTGGAAAGAGTTGTTAGTAGACAGGGATTATTGGTTAACCACTAGGTCCTTTGGAATACGTAAGAAAACTGAATCAATACGATGGGCAGTGGGTCAGCCACTTGGAGCATACAGCTCCTGGGCAACTTTCTCACTAACTCATCATTATTTTATTCAATTCTGTTACTACACTAACCTTGATCCTAAACTTAAGAGGAATTACGAATTGTTTTCCTTTAAGGATTATTCAATTCTGGGTGATGACGTAACTATTTGGAATAGTCGCGTAGCAATCAACTATCAGGAGCTTCTC